ACAAACGAGTTTATAGAAAATTCGAAAGAAGATTTGCTTAAACAAAAAGAGGAGTTAGATAAAGACAGATGATAGAGCTTATATTAGCATTGTCCGTTATTGTAAATACATTTTTAGTTTGGTATATTGTACAACTTTTGCGTCGTTTTCTTGTCTTTCAAGAAGACTTGGACGAGTTTGCGATAAAGCTGGAAGAGTACGAGGGACACGTAGAAGTAGTCAATAATCTAGAAAGATTCTATGGAGATGCAACACTTGGTGCTCTCCTTAGACACTCTAAAGAGATGGCAGAGGAATGCAAGCAATTCCAGTCTATTTTAGAAAACGAAGAGAATGAGGAAGAAGAGGAAGAATATGCCACGCAAGAAGAGTACTAAAAATCATTATTTCACAAAGGTTCACGAACAAGCAATCATAGATTATTGCAGTAGTGAGTGTCAAAAAGAGCGAAATGAGCTATATAAGGTGTTTATAGGACCAGTTTTCGATGAAATGGTCGATAAAATAGTGTATACTTACAAGTTTACAACGCTTCCTAACATTGATACTCTTCGCGAAGATTGCAAAAATTGGCTTATAACGGTGTTAAACAAATTTGATGCATCTAAAGGCTCTAAAGCGTTTACCTATTTTAGCGTTGTTTCCAAAAACTGGTTTATCGCGGAGGTCAAAAAGACATCCAAGAGAGCCAAGCGTGAAATGCATATAGAAGATTATTATTTTTCCGCAGAATCTGCTACCAAAGGCTCGCAAGTTAGTAATGGTATGCAACAACAACTAATTGTGCATAACACTTACTTAAGCGAGCGTAATAAATTCGAGTTTTTCCAGCATCTAAAGGAAGAAGTAGATGGCTGGAAGCAATTGCCCCTCCGCGCCAATGAAAAGAAAACAGTATTGGCGATAGAAATACTTTTCAAAGAATCCGAAAACATAGAGATTTTTAATAAAAAAGCTATTTACTTATACATCAGAGAGATCACCGGCTTGAATACCAAACAAGTTGTAAGTTCTCTCAATAAGATAAGAAAGAGATACGCGGAGTTCAAAAAAGAATGGGACGATCAATAAAAGATTTAGATAGCTTCATAGAAGAATCAATTAAAAACATCCGAGACGATAGAGACATCACCTCTACCCTCCTAACCAAACTGTTTACGGAAATCAACAAAGCAAACGATGCAGATTCGCATAAGGATCTTGGTCTTATTGCTGCCAAGTATGTTGAAACCCTTCAACGATCAAACGAACAGCTAGTCAAACTAACAGCTATTCTAGCGAAGAAAACAGACCCTTCCGTTAGCTTATCTGAAAATGACAAGAAAGAACTCTTTGATGTAATACAAGGAGACAAACAATAAATGGCTGATCCTCCCGCAACCCCACCGGCTGCATCCGACGGCTCCACACCGGCTGCTACGCCAGCCGGTGCCACCACTCCCGGCGAATTCGTGCTGAAAAATATGGTTGACATGTCAGACGATACTGAACTATATGATGCAGTATCTGGCAATCCAATGTCTTTTATCGCAAATATGACGCAAAAAGCAGCGGTACCAAATATTCTAAGGAATAGAAAAAGATTTTACGGACGCTTTATATGTCGCCTGTGGGATCCCGCAGAAGGCGGCGGCGGAGCGCCTGAAGGAGATTCTTTATGGGATCCAACTATCGCCGCGCTTAAGCGAGCAGGCGGCGAATCTACAGCAGAGATGCAATTATTTGTATGCGTGGTCCATGTAGAAGAACTCCAGTCATTGCCATACCCAAAACAAGATGATTGGGAAGCAATATTCAAGATTGCGAATAACGGTGGAATATTCAAATCATATGTTTATGGCGGCGAGGATCCTAAGTATGGAGATAATGTAATGGTTGCATACGCAGATCCAAGCACAAGAACAGAGGGGATCTTTGTAAATCCGCTTGTAGGTGGCGTAATTACAGGCGGTGGAGGACCAAATGGAGGCAGACGTGGCGCCGCACACCTTTATGGAAACTGTCAAGGCGCACAACACAATGTCCACAGGCGTCCACGCAAGAGCGAAGGAGCCACGAATTCATCTGAGCCACAGACTAGCTCAGCCGAACCAGCTGCAGCTACTTCTTCAACGCCACCCGCAGCCACTTCTTCAGAACCGGCGCCAACTTCAACACCAGCGCAACCAACATCTTCAGAAGCCGATGGAGAGACCCCTACCACTAGTGACGGACGAAAGCCTTTACCCCCATGTGATAGCTACGGCAAGCCTATCTTCTGGAAAAGAACAGGAAAAGCTGAAGACATGCGGCAAATTGGTCCAGAAAGAATGTTTGGTACGGACTGGTCTAAGTGGAATGCAATGCGCTATTTAAAATTCAATAAGCTTAAAAACGACGAAGGTATTGAGTTTGTTATAATCAAATGTACACAGGGCGCCGGAAGCGGCTTACAAGGCACAGCAAAAGAACAATTTGCTGGCGCTAAAAATGTAGGCATGAAAGTCGGACCTTACCATTTCTGTGCTTCAGAAAAGGCTGGAGACCCAAAAGTTAACGCCAAAAAAGAATTTGACAATTTCAAAGCTAAATGGAAGAGTGTAGGATCTTGGGATATCACTCCCTCATTAGACTTTGAAAGTGGACGGTCTAAATCAGGAAAGCACTCGCCGTTTGCGATGCCTGCAGGAGCCATACATAATATGACCTTTTATTTGGAATTTTTACGCTTAATAAAAGCAGAAACTGGAAATTGGCCAATAATTTATACTGCTGCATGGGCACGAGGCAATTATATGGATGGCGCCAGAAGTAATCCTATGTATAAGGAAATCGGCAAAAAAAGCTGGCTATGGTGGGCAGAATACGTCAGACGCAAAGACCCCACAAAATCTGAACCACTTGGCGGCAGAAGAGCACAAACCTGGAACCCCTGGAGTGGTTATGATATTTGGCAATTTTCAGGTTGGGGTAGATTTGAGTCACTCGATGGTCAAGGAAAATTTGACTTTAATTCAATGAAAAAGTCCTCGATACCTAAACTTAAATGGGGCGCCAATATGACACCCGCTGGTTTCAGCGGCTAGCGACGACGTAGTAACTTAGGAAAAATATATGTTAACAAGAGCATTTGAAGCAACAGGATTATCGAATAAGGCGGCACGCAACCTAGAAATAGCCCCTGTCAGTGTGTCGATTGAAGCTAAAGGTGTACAAGGTGATGGTCTTGTAGAACCAGTGCCTAATTTTATACAAAGAAGAAGTGACAATACCATTAAAGGCGCCAACAACACATGGATTGTTCTTGGTCGCGACAGACCGGGTGAACTAGGAAGTGGCTATGGAGCAGAAACCGGCGCCGGAACAATAGATCTCGTTGTCGGTCGAATGTCTAGCAATATTCAAACTCTTATTCCTAACGATGCTACATTCAAAAGCGAAACTGTAAGTATCGATAATAGTTTAGCTTATGATGCATCGAGGATATACATTAGTCAAAAAACAGACGTCGACAAAAACTTTAATTTAGCTGATGGTATGATTGGTACCTCTGAAGCCAGAGCGGCTATAGCTATAAAATCTGATGCTATTCGTCTTATTGCTCGCGAAGGTATAAAAATTATAACAAAAGCAGATCGCACGAATTCTCAAGGAGGGGATCTCATATCCATCCCCGGTATTGATCTTATTGCTGGCAATGGCTCCGGTGAAGAACAACAACCGGTTGTCAAAGGTGATAATTTAAACAAATTTCTCTCTGATATTGTTGATAGAATAGATGAGCTAAATTCTATTGTTGATACAGTTATAACAACACAAGCAGAGTTTAATGCGACACTAGGAAGCCATGAACATCCGGATTTTTTCGCTATAGCCTTTGGTATCAATAAAGGAATGGCTCCTTTTAGCGCTGATGCTCTGGTAGGGAGTACAAAAGCGGGAGTCAATCTTATGCTAGCAAAGAAAGATGGAATTATGAACAAACTCAAAATCAAGGTCAATTCTGATGCAGGTAACACTTCTTTCGGGACTGAAACTTATACTAGTAAGAATGTCACTGTTAGCTAAATAATTAGGAAATATTATGTCTATACCCACAAACAGATGGTACATAAAAGATAAAGTCACTATAGCTGATCGCACTTCAACTTTTAAAACGTTGGAACTGGCGGATAATAATTTTGCATCGATGGTGGTGAAAGCCGATGCTGAAGAAAGCTCAGTATATCAAATCATTCTTAAAGATTCTTTAGCTGGGGTTGCTGAAAGCGATCTTTATGATCCTTCTCGCTTTGATGATGATGATTTTGTTAGTGATTTAAGATCACGAGCCGCCCTCGCCTATCTGAGCAATAAAGGTATTGACAAATCTGATCTAATGTTTGGCACAACCGCCGCTCATGAAAATTTATTGAAATTAGCTTATGACGCAACTCTTATAACAAAACGATTTTATATTGACACTGGCGCAGCATCTGCAGGCGCGTTGATTAGTTTTCAAGTTTATTTGATATCATCAATTGTCTTAGCTAATGCCATAACTGATATAGCATTTAGAGAAGCACGGCAAAAGGAAACCACACCAACGCCACCAATAGCTAGCAATATGGCGGCAATTGCCACACCTGCGCGCCCACCAACGATGTTATCGCTACCAACGGAAGAATCATGGGTCGCCATGCCTTCGACTAAACGTTTCCCTGTTCATGAACACTTGCCAAATGTATCTGAAATATTACAATCGAGCGGAGGGAGTCACTTATCTAATTTAGCTTTGGTACTAAAACAAGCTAAAACAAAAAATGACCAATTGGAAGAAAAATATGAAATTGATTTTGATTCTCTAGCAGTAGATATAAAAGAATTTCAAAATATTGTTGAAGCAGCTTACAATGATCAGCCTCGTCAAGCATTATGGACAAAGTGGGCGCAAGTCATGCAAGTTGCGCCAAACGAACTTACTGCTGCAGAACAACAAAAATGGCTTTTACCAGTTAGAGAAGGCATAGAATATCAATTTAATATTTTTACTACACCAGAAACCGGAGATATAATTGAGTTTGATTGCATATGCGCTTATTTGCCACCTCAAGACGAAATGATCGAAGCAGAAGAAAAAGCCCTTGGCTATAATTATTCAGAACAGGGCGTTATTATCATGGGCAAAGAAATGCTCAATGAAACTTACAACACTACAGTCATCTTTTTGATATACCAATCTCAAAATATATGGCAGTTTCTAGAAACAAAAGGGCATGATTGGGACATCGATGAATTTGTTGAAAATTTTATACGACCTATAGCAAAGAAAAGACCAAAGCCTTTAGAATCAGTGGTTGTAAGCAATACCACAACAGAGGCTCCAGATTACAAAAGTAGTGCAGATCTAAGAGAAGAAATACTAACTACAGATCAAAAAGTCACAGTGCATAAAGAAGTATTGGAAAAATATAATCAAGTCGGAGATCCAAACTTTATAAACATACTACGAAATGATAAGAATATAAAAAATATGAGTGATATATATAAATATATCGTCAACGTTGTCCCTTTGGATTCTCTTTTAAAATATGCTGCTGACTGCCTGCAAAAACACGTACCAGAACTAGATTTAAGAACAAAAGTGTGTGACACAATTATGAGAAACTTAAGTTTAGATCAATTAGACAAAGCGCTTGAATATATGGATTCCAATCCAAACGAAGCTTTAACCGCCATGCATGATGAAATTTTGTTAGCAGCGGAAACATCTATAAAATCGTATGATCAGCATGCCAAACTTATAAAAATAGATGGCACTCCAACAGCGCTTTACAAAAAACATATACGAATGGTATTGCGTGGTTTTTGGAGAGATGCCGTTAAATACAAAGATATGATTAGTTTGGTTATTTTTAATGCACTGGATGAAGCGCTTAGCTTATTATCTAGTTTAGATTCTAGTTCTGCTTTAGAAGCCCTTATCAAAGATCAATTTGCAAAACAAAAAAAAGCAGCAATGAAAAAACTACTCGACGAATATCAGAATCAAAAACAAGAACTATTGGGAAAATATGCTGGGTATGTTGATGAAGAGCAGATTCTGAAAACGCTTAGTGAGTGGTCTTTTGCCATCGGCGCCAAAGGTGGCTATAAGAAATTTGATTTATCCAGATTATCAAAAATGAATATGCCAAAACTTATTGGCGGCGCAAAGTCTCTAAATGGCGTTGGACGGGACTGGGGCTGGGAGCAAGGCGCCGTCGTCACCGCAACCGCAGCTGCTTATACTCAAGCCGAAGCCGAAGCAGCCGAAGCAGCCACAGCGGTCGCTGATGCAACAGCTGCACTTGCTTCCGCTGCGGGCGATGCATTAGCCACCGCAGCTGCACAAGCCGCCCTCGACGCTGCCAATGCATTAGCTGCTCTTGCACAAGCCGCCCTCGACGCCGCCTTGGCAGCAGCCCAAGCCGCTATAGCTGAAGCTCAAGCTACCGCTGAAGCAACAATTGCCAAAGCCGAAGCTCAAGCAGAAGCCGCACTCGCCACCGCAGACAATGCCGTCGCGCAAGCTCAAGCTGCCGCAGAAGAAGCCATGGCTTTTGCCAATTCGGGCGCCCTCAAAGAACAATTGGATGAGATGCTCGAAAAACAACTTGCAAAAATAGAAAAAGACATAGAAGGTAAGCTCAAGAAGCGCTTAAAGTCTGAAAAGGAAAAAGCGCTAGCTAAATTAGAGGAGCTTACCAATCCTGCTAGTATGTTATTTGATGCCTTAAACAACTCTTTAATGGGGTTCAATGTAACATCGATAACAGGAGACATGGTTAACAAACTGGGAGAAGTTATTGTCAATTTTGTCGATCAGGTTGTAACACAAATGATTATGCAGATAGTGGAAGAAATCGCATTTATGTGCGAAGCTTCTAGCAAAGCGGATTTTGCTAACATGAACGTACCAGATGAAAATACAAAATTTCCAGCAGATGTAGAGCCTGTCTATCCTCTAGAACCCACAATTGTCAACCAACTGATCACTGATCCTTCGGTATATGATGATATAAACGATTTTTTGCGACCACCAGGAAGGGAGACTAAAACCACTAGCAAAATTCCCAAATTATCGCAAGAATTTTTAGATGATTTAGGAAAGCTTTTGACTTTATCTGAAATATGTGCTTTGATGAATACAAGCTCTGGCGGAAGTGCCACAGCAAAAAAAGTAATTTATAACAAGGTATGGTTTGGTATACTAAGCTTGGAACATTATGCGCCTTTGAAAAAGTCAATAAGAAACATTGGAAATCTAAAAAAGTTTTTCTTTATATTGAGCGCTAAAGTTAGCAAAAGACGATGTGTCGAAAAACTAAATAAATTAGAGAATACAAAAAAGCTTTTATCTAATCTTTGTGGTCCTATGGCAAACAAAGCTTTGGTCAACGATCTTAAAGGTAAAGCTACCGACGCTGCTATAGCTCAATTATTAAAACAGGAAGACGAGATAGTAGATAATCTTCTTGATGCAATGCATAAAGTAAAGAATTCTGAGCCTCCTCCGTTATTCTGCGGTCCCTGGTCTGATAACAAAGATAAGAAACCTGTATTCAAATCACAGCAGCATGCTAGCGAGAAATTTATTAATGACAAATTTTTGAATAGTATTTTAGGAGGTATTACGACTTCTTTTGAAAAAGATGTAGGCTTCTATAAATCAATATTGACAACCGCTGGGGGCAAAACTTATCAAGACGCCGCCAAGAATATAACTAGTGCATTGGCGGGCACTTATGAACTAAAAAATATGAAAACCGGAGCGCCAATAGCCCAGCTAAATGCAGCTGCATCAGCCGGAAAAATTGTAGCTCCAAAAGTTCATGCCACTTTGGCTAGTGGCGAATTTAGTGTAGATTCCTTCGGCAATCCGCTAGAAACCAGCAACTATGTGAGGATTATAGCGCCTACGGGCAATGGTTTGATTGATGATAAAATCGATCTAACATTAAATTTCCAAAACACAGAAGTAGGAGGTGTTCCTCCCAAAACTTCCAGATTAGAATTTGGCTCCTCCGGACAATTAGCAAAAATAGACAACACTCTCCATACTATAGCCGAAGATACAATTGGTCCGGACGAAATGTTCAATCAGATCGTAGCTACTTTTGACGATCAGAATGATTATGATGTCTCTGTCAAGGATCTTGTAACTTTTGGCGTTGATTTCTATGCAATATTACTTAAACAAATAATAATAGAACATGCTGAATATGTGTCGACTCAAGGTTTGTTTCAAAAAAACGTTTTTGATAAATTAGCTTTAACTAGAAAAAATGTTTGTGACCCTTCTTTGCTGGGTTATAAAAAGCTTTTGAAGCAAATACCGGCGAATGCAGCTGCAATGGAATGTAAAGTAGATATAAAAAGTTCGCCAACTGCGTTTGAAATAGCTCAAATCAACGGATTTGTTGAATTATCAATTAAAGTTGTTGTTATACAAGAATTTCTAAAAAGCCTGATGATATTTTCAGCATTTGGTATTGAAGCTTTGCTACCAGAAGCCGCCAAAGAAGACTCTTTCTATTATAAATATTTAGATAATCAAATCTTCAAAGCGCTTAGATCTTCTACGAAAACATATTTACAAAAGTTTTCTAGAATTGTCTATGCAGTAAACTATAATAAAAAAATAGAAGAAGTCACAGCAGAAGAGACTGCAAAAGAGATAATTGGACGACATATTATCGAAATACAAGCTAAAATAGCCGATAAGCTCGCAGAATTACCAGATAATACTGATTATAATAAAAATATAGGTGGCACTGACGACACAGCTAAAGGTGTTTTAGAAGAAGAATTCCTCCAAAACTTAGCTTACACGAATAGCCGTCAGATAATGAGAAACCTTGTGCCAACTAAAGTTTTTAGACCCCCTGAAATTTTAGAAGTCGACTTCCCTGAAAAGCTACTTATAATTCCAGATGAATATTATTCTAGCAATGAAAGACTCAAAAATGGTGGCTTTTTTATCGAAGAGGGTATAGAAGTAATACCCAAATGGAAAGGTGATACAGGGGTATTTGTAAAAGCAAATTATAATGGACTAGCTAATGGCTCGTCCCCAATAGCAGCTGCTGATCCCAACGATCCCTCCGTCGCATTACCAACACATACTTTAGATGATATAATCACTACAAGTCCAATTGGTAAATATTTGTTTCTTACAGATTCCAATGACAATCCGGCTTATAAACTAAAATACGAAGATCTCACTGAGGAACAAATAATCGATTATTCTACTACAATTGGCAAGTTACCAAAAAGTAATATTGGTAAATACACTTTTGCTTTTTGGGATAAAGATACCATTTTAGCGCAATACAACATGAAGATAACCGCCAACGCATGGCAATATAACTTGGGGACGGCAATGACGACAATAGGTAACAGGCTTTATAAAAAATTCAGATCTTACAAAAGCTTAAATATATTGATTCCTGTCGCTCCTGGCAGTGTTATGGAAGAGAAATATAACACCTTGAAACAATCCACAGGCTTTCAGGGGGGTGGGTTTACCGGCGCGAGCCATATGGCTAAGGAATTTTATGATGCTGTACTAAACAAAAAGTACTTTGTAAAAGAAGGAATATCTGAAGGTGGAAAATTATATTTCAAATTACCGATACTAACTCAATATGGGAAAGACAACACTTCAACAGGTGATCAATCTAATATGTCAATGGATGAATTATTCAATGCATTCCAAGAAGAATTGAATGCTCCAATGTTTCCATCAGATCCTAATAGTATAACCATAGGAGAACATTTGCAAGCAGTTTACGTAAAAGAAACGATAGCGAAAAAAACGCTAGAAACTAAGCTTGATGAGCTAGACAAACAAATAAAAATTTCCATGGTACATAAGAAGGACGCAACCATAGGCACAGCCCTTCCCGGTGAAAATAACGATGAAACATACAATAAGACACCAAATCTACTAAAAGATAAAAGGGGAATATGGGGTATCATTAATTCACGACCAACTCAAACGCAAGAAAAGTGGCAACAACAACCACAAGGCATATATCCAAAAAACCATAGCTCCATCCTACCTCAAGCCGTAGTACGGCAATTTATCAATACCAATACTGGTGAAAGATATTTTGATGCTAACCATTATACTGCAAGATTTTATGTCGATGCGTGGACTGAATTTACTGGACACACCGGATATCAAAATAACACAGAATCTTGGGTAGGAAACACGATTTGGAAGAAGTCTGATTATACACTACCCAACGATCCCGATAAAGTACTTGGTACTACTTCTGAATATCGCATTTCGAAAAATACAAACATGGCGCTACCAACCGGGTATATACCGGGCGTTTCCACCACAGAAACAGGCGCTCCACAGGCTGATCCATGGCAATGGTGGCTAACAAATTCAAACACAGGTGGCGCCAATCCGAATGAGAAGCTGCATAACTATTGGAATGGCAAGTTTTGGATAGGGATATCTCCTGCCATTTTTGCTACAAAATTACAAGAGATCTGGGGGATAATGGATGAAATTGCCAAGAAAGACGAAGATGGTTGGTGGGATGTAACCACACAGCTGACAGAAGCTTATAAAAAACATGAGTTGCTAAAAGAACTACTTGATATGAAAGTTGAAGCAGTGCTGTCTCCTGATATGTATGGCGATGTTTATAAGCCAGAATGGAAGACAAAATCAGATTTTTTCATGTTTGTAGATGCTGACTCTCCTAGTGCCCTCGGTGGTTGGAATGCATATGCTGGCACTCAAGCTTGGAAAAGCACAGACGTTCATGGAGTACAATGGTTCAAGAGGACTGCTATCCAAAAGTTAGTAGATCAATATAGTAAAGAAGTATACGGAACTAATGAAAATGGAGAACCAACCTACAATGTCTATGGCTTAGCTTTCCATGACTGGACTTATCAACAAAAAATGAAGAGTCTGGAAGTTTTGATTAATCAAGCGCTTTTTGACGTATTGATCCCAACGTTGGCTGACGATCAACGATTCAAAGACTTTACCCAATCGATTCAATATAAAAGTTTGCTTTCCTTTTTATCAATTTTAGTAGCAGAAACAATAGAAGGCAACTATGGACAATTGAAAACCATGTTTAAAGGCACTCTCAATGCCGTTGAAACAGCTTTAAATACACTTGCTACAACAGCAAATAGATCAAAAGATCCAGAATTCTATCAAAAAATTGGACAGGCACCCGGTGAAGACCAGCCAGCACCTGATTTTGATCTTGATTTCAACTGGATGCCAATAATATGGAAGGCGTTTTATACAACTATGGCAGACATGACAGACCCGACTTGGACAACGCCATGGTTCTGGCCAGGACCGATGACACCAGTTGGAGTAATAGCTAAAATATTAGATGGTGCTCAAGACCAAGATAAGCCGAATTCAATGGCGCCAGCAGAACTAAAGAATCCAATGGAGTTTGGCGATGACGACAGCACTGCTGGCACAAAAACAGATAGTGAAGAATGTGAGGACGAAGAAGCAGGCTAATTTTAATATAAAACTATTTATAACAAAGGAGTTACACAATGCCCACAGGTTTTGACGCTAGCTTGCCACTACAAAGTGATGACACCGCTGGTTTTTATACTTTAAGCCAGACTATAAGAGAGAACACACATCAAAAAATTAAAATGTTGTTGATGACCGCTCCCGGCGAAAGGATGATGATACCCAAATATGGAGTTGGTTTGCGTAGATTCTTGTTTGAAGAACCAGCTGGCGTCGAAATCGCAGTTATAAATAGAATAAGAGAGCAAATGGGAATATTCATGAAGAATGTAAAAATAGTTAGTTTGGAAGTCAAGAGCAACCCCAATGCACCTGCTCGTGTAGGACAAAAACAAACATTGTCTCTCACAATGACTTATTTGATCAAAGGAGTCAATTTGATCGATTCAATACAGTTGGTAGAAACACAGCTATCATAAGGTAAAAAAAGAATGTCAATAAAAAAGCCAGCAATAAATTATACTAGCAAAGAATTTGTTACTATTAAAAATGATTTAGTCAATTATGCTAAGCGATATTATCCAGGTAAGTTCAGGGACTTTACTGCCAACTCTTTTGGCTCTTTGATGTTGGACACTACTGCTTATGTTGGCGATGTGCTTTCTTTTTACTTAGACTATCAGGTCAATGAATCCTTTTTATCAACAGCAATTGAATATGATAATGTAGTAAAAGTAGCTAGACAGCTAGGCTATAGAGCAAATCTATCTCCTTCTTCATACGGAATATTAACGTGTTTTGTACTAATACCCTCATCAAATGGTACTCCAAACTTTGCATATGCTCCTGTGGTAAAAAGAGGAAGCAAATTCAGGACCAGTGCGGGCAAACAGTTTACACTTTTAGAAGATATTAACTTTAAAGATACAGACAATGTTGAAGTTGTTGTGGGCAATGTTTCAGCCACGGGCGTACCTTTAACTTATGCAATCCGTGCTAAAGGTCAAGCAGTTTCTGGTGAAATAGCTGTTAGCAAGATCAGTATTGGGGATTACTCTAGGTTTCGTACTGTCACCATTCCTGGCAATAATATAACTGAAATTATTGGTGTTACTGATTCCGAAGGGAATAAATATTATGAAGTTGATTTTTTAACCCAAAATACAGTACACATACCCATTATCAATCGCGGTGACAATAGCGACACTGTGGTTAATATCCTTAAACCAATCTCCATCCCACGACGATTTACTGTTTTAAGTGATAGAGATAGAGTAAAATTACAATTTGGTTTCGGTACAAACGAGGACGCGGAGCAAACACTCAATCCAAACAATGTTTTAGTAAAAGAGCATGGTAAAAATTACGTCACAGATACTTCATTTGATCCCTCTACATTGCTCAAAACAGACAAATTAGGCGTCGTGCCAAGCAATACCGTGTTGACTATTGTTTATAGAATAAACTCAACTGATAGTACAAACACAGGTACAAATACAATTATAGTACCGTCTGACATAATTTTTGATTTTGCTAGCCAAGCTACTTTAAACGCCAGTTCCGTGGAAAGCGTTCGAAGAAGTTTAGAAGTGACTAATGAACATCCATTTGTTGGTTCTAGTCCTCTCCCATCAGCAGAAGAGATTAAACAACGTGCATATGGAGTTTATTCAATGCAAAATCGAATGGTAACAAAAGATGACTTCATAGCAGCTGTTTATAATATGCCAGCTAAATACGGATCGATTAAAAAGGTCAACGTTGTTCAAGATGCAAACAGCTTCAATCAAAGAAATATCAATTTATATGTAATATCTAATGATAATTTAGGTAGGCTCGTCAAGGCAAATATGATAATAAAAAGTAATTTAAAAACTTTTTTATCAAAATCTAAAATGATAAATGATACCATAGACATATTGGATGCTAAAATAATCAATTTGCAAATCAAGTTCAAGATCGTTTCTTTCCCAAATGTCAATAAGTATAGTGTTTTGGAAGCCGCAAAACGAGAACTCACTCTATACTACAGCAATAGAAATGATTTTGAGATTGGTGAACCATTCAGTATAACAGACATTTTTGCTGTGTTAAAACATACCGCAGGGGTATTGGATGTTGTTGAAGTTGATGTCAACGAAAGCTCTGGTGGTGATTATGCTACTACTAATTTCAATGCTGATTCAAATAAAACTTCCGATGCAAGGAAAATCATTTGTCCCCCAGACTCTATTTTCGAAATAAAATTCTATAATTCTGATATCGTAGGAGCCGTCGTATAATGAGCATTAAAAGATATTACGCCACGCAAGATAACACGATTACAAATGCTTATAAATCTAATCTAGCAACACGCGGTGTCAGTGGCAACATGGGACAATCTGATATTTTAGAAGTGTTTAGCGTATATGCTCAAGCAAGTTCCTCCACCGGCTTATCCTCAGAACTTGCTAGAATACTCCTTCAATATGACACTAGTGCTATTTCTACAGATAGAACAAACAGTATCATTCCAGCATCCGGTAGTGTAAACTTTTTTTTAAAACTTTATGATGCAGAGCATACACAAACAACTCCAAAAAATTATAAACTTGTAGTTAGTGCCATTTCACAATCTTGGGAAGAAGGTCTTGGGCTTGATATGGAGAACTATACCGATCTTGATGCATCAAACTGGCTAACTGCTAGTGGAGTGACAAAGTGGGTTGATGATAACGGTAACGTACAAACCGGCGGCAGCTATAAGACCGGATCCGATGCGAAACCAACAGAATATTTGTTTACTCAAGATTTTGATAGTGGCTTCGAAAACTTAGAAATTGATGTTAGCCATCTTGTTGAAGATTGGGTGGCTGGAACTGTAAACAATTATGGTTTTGGTGTTCGATTAACTAGTAGTCTAGAATCCACAACAGATTCTTATTATACTAAAATGTTTTTTGCGAGAGGCTCACAATTCTTTTTCAAGAGACCCGTGCTTGAAGCACGATGGGACAACAGCAAAAAAGACAATAGAGGCAATTTTTCTCTAAGCTCTTCCTTGGTACCAGCATCTGATAATTTAATGAAGCTCTATCTTTACAATACAGTTCGAGGCAACCTAACAAACATCCCCGCAGTTGGTACTGATAAATTGCGTGTTAGTATTTATAGTGGAAGTCAAGCCGGTGCCCCAGCGGGTAGCAAATTATTTTCACCAATCGGTGGAGGAGTAGTTGCGACTGGAGATACAAATATCACTGCATCTTGGGTAGAAACTGGCATATATTCAGCATCTTTTGCTTACGTATCTTCCAGCATTACAAAGATATTTGATGTTTGGCATAGCGGTTCTGTTGAATATCACACTGGCTCGTCGATATCAGTGAAAACATATAATAGTTTAAGTTATAATTTGGATCAAAGATATGTTTCTAAGTTGACTAATTTGCGAGATATATATTCTTCTAACGAGACAGCCCGGTTTAGATTATATGTTAGGCAAAAAGATTGGTCCCCAACTATTTATACAGTATCATCAACAAACATAGAAACATCAATAGTTGAGGATGTTTATTATAAAATAGTTAGATCGTCAGACAACCTAGCAGTAGTACCTTTTGGTACGGGTTCTTTAAATCATACTAGGTTGTCTTATGATGCAAGCGGAAGCTATTTTGACTTGAAGATGAACATATTTGATACAGACACTGCATATGCGCTGAGCTTCGCATATGTAATAAACGGTAGTTATGTTGAACAGCCAGAAACGTTTAGATTTAGAGTAGAATAACATATGTCTTTAAAAGATTTATTCAAAGAAAAAAATTATCAATATCTTGCCCCATCGTCGCAAAATGATTTGACTGGCAATGTTGAATCTACAGGATATATTGAATTTTATCTTAAGAATAAAAACCGGTTCAAACCTTTAGTCGACTATTCTAATCCTGCTAACTTCGCAAGATTTGGCTCAGCAGAAAAATATTATTATGATGGCGTTAAAAACATCACTCAAACTTATCCTTATGATGGCTCAAAAAAAGAAAAAATCCTTTGGGAAATCTCATCATCTCAGCTAGATCTTTACATATTTGAAAATGGATATCCACGAACCACTGGATATGCTACTTTTACTACATCTAGTCTTACTGCAACTGACACTTCTGAAGAGTACGGTGCAGCAGGCACAGCTTCATACGAATATATTTATGTAAATGGTGGTCCACACGAGGGCACCGGCAAAGCAGTATACTTAGATCCTGATACTGGTGAAGCTAAATATCGCAAAAATGCAAATATTTGGGATACTTCCGAAAGCAGAGAATGCAATCTTAAGATTGGAGGCACATCTGGGAATACAGTAGAATTTTGGCTAAAAAAAGCTGATTTTGACCCAACTGCCACCGAAAAAGAAGTAATTTTTGATACCCACACGGTTTCTTCTGTGTCTTCCAGCGCTGCATATGGTCGCTTACGAATAGAAATGTCTGGCCATGGGGTCGGCACAAACACTTTATCTCCATTTTATGTTACTTTTATGTCAGGTACTGATGGAATTTACAATCAAAATATCGGTTCTTCTATTACTACTGCGTCAATTGCAGATGATAGTTGGCATCATTATGCTTTCAGACTCAAAAATACCGGTAGTAATGTCGTAACTGATTTATTTATCGATGGAATACACAACCACCGCGTTACAGCTGGCACAGCTATCAATTATGTTAGCGGCACAATTGTTGGCACAATAGGTGCTTTGGTCACATCACCTTCTGGTTCTCATTCGGGCGCCCCACGAGCAGCAAAAGGGTGGGGTAAACTGTCAGGTTCTATCGACGAGTTTAGATATTGGAAGAGATGGAGACGATCTGATCAAATTCAACTACGATGGTTTGATCAAGTCGGCGGCGGCACCAACACAGATGATGCAAATACCGGCTTAGGCGTATACTTTAAGTTTAATGAAGGTGTTACTACAACAGGGTCAATTGACCAAACCGTATTAGATTATTCTGGCAGAGTAAGCAATGGTAGCTGGACGGGCTGGAATGCTTTATATTCGCGAAATACTGGTTCTGCGATAGATGATTCTAATATGACAACGTATACCACCACTGAGTTTAAAGATCCGATTCTTTATTCTACACATCCTGATGTGTCCGACTTCTTGACATCACAAAGGAATAAAGGAAAGGAATACGATCATGCTAATCAATCTAATTTACTTTATAGCCTTCCGTCATGGATTTTAGAAGACCATGATGCCAGTCGTCCAGAAAATGAAGGGATAATTGAAAACTCTCTTTGGAACCTAACGCAAATAATGTGCAGTCATTTTGATGATCTTGCCACACACATCAATACTGTACCCAAATTAACACAATTGGATTACTTAAACGATTCTCAAAAACCTATTCCATTCATGGACAGAATCTTAGAATCTAAAAACTTCATCACTCCGGAGATATTTTCTGCCCTCGACGCTCTAGAAGCGTTTGAAGATAGAACTCTAAATAAATCATATACTGAAAGTATACATGATATTAAAAACATCATCTTACAAAACATTCACAACAATCTAGATTACATTTATAAAACCAAGGGTACTGAAAAATCGTTTAGGAACCTAGTACGCTGTTTTGGAGTTGATGACGATATATATCGATTTAATTTATACGGAAACAATTCTGAGTTTATCTTCAGAGATAACTATAGAACAGTTTCAGAGCGTTACAAATTGATCAACTTCAATTATAAACAAAACTATAGTGCGACTATATACCAGTATTCTAGCAGTTTGAATGCTAATTCTACCACGTTTATCTCAGCTAGTAAAAATTACGATAGTTTGACGTCGCCCGAATCTAATTTACCTTTTTCTGTAGAAGCAAGCGTTATTTTTCCACATAGAGCGCTTGAATATGCTGATACAAGACAAATGTCATATGGCTCTGACGATCTTATTAACAATTATCCTCTTGTGCTTACTGCCAGTTTGTTTGGTACACACACTGCCATTGATACTATTCCGAAAATAACTCAGTGGAATAGTAATGATTATGCAAACTTTGTTGTAAAAGCGGTCAAACCGGAGACATATAGTGACAAAGCTTATTTTGTTCTAACTGGAACAGACGGAGGGTTTATTCCCGAACTCTCTTCTTCTGAGTTTTCTGAAGTTTATTCTAATAAAAATTGGAACTTTATGGTTTCGCTATACCCTGAAAAATACCTCAACGCAGGTATAGTTGCGGGTACGTCAGGCTCTGCGCATGGTGATTATATAGTAGAGTTTGCTGGCGTACAAAGTATCGTTAATACTGTTATTAGCGAGTTTAGTGTTACCGGTTCCATGACTGCCGAACAAGCAACTAAGTTTTTGGCATCTCCGAAGCGAGTTTTTGCTGGTTCACATCGAACGAACTTTACCGGAACTCTAATAACTCCAACAGATATCAAAATGAGCAACTTACGAGTCTGGCAAAACAAATTAGATATTACAGATTTAAGAAAACATGCTTCTGACCCAGATAGCTATGGAATCAGAAATCCCGCACAGAACGCTTATTTGTTCAATTCGTCGATCAACACTACATATGTGCCAAATAAAGAAACTTTACTTTTGCATTGGAACTATGATAATGTCACCGGCTCAGACGCTAGCGGCGAATTTATTGTAGAAGACCTTACATCAGGTTCAGCAACTCAAATAAACAGATATGGCTGGCTTTCTGAACTCAACAAACAACAATATCTCGGCAAAGGGTATGATTTTACAACATCAAGCGCAAAGATATGCTTGATTGACGAATTTGTCACAGCTAAGCCACAACTTCCCGAAGTTTTAGGAAGTGATGATATGATCACTGTAATGGAAAACGACGATATTTATTATACTAGAGACAGTCGTCCAACCTTCTTCGATTTATATGCGGAAAAAAGCCCGTATCAAAACATATCTGATGGCATGATGAAGTTTATGTCGACAGTCGTTGAATTCAACAACATTATAGGACATCCAGTCCACAGATATCGTCATGAATATAAGCCGATGAATATTTTACGTGAACTATTTTTCCAGAGAATAGAAGATGCTCCTGATGTTGACAAATATATTGAGTATTTCAAGTGGTTTGACATTGCAGTCACAGCTATGATACAAAAAATAGCACCAATGTCTTCTGGTTTAGACGAAAGACCCTTAAGAACTGTAATCGAATCACATATCTTAGAGAGAAACAAGTATCAAAGTAAATTTCCATCATATGAGTTCAAACAAAGCGATCCTCAAGCTAGCATGCTTGGTGTCGCAGGCATGCTTTACGACTGGAAGCATGGTCATGCTCCCATAAGCGAAGAAGAAAACGAAAATTGTTTTTGGTGGAAAGATAGAGCTTTACGCGATAATCCCACTATAAGCTCAGACGATGCCGATGTTGATTCTAATCGTAATACAATATTAGAAATAATTAACAATCAAAACAATGCTGCAGCGCCAAATCTAAGTGGTTCATCAGGTGCTTATGAAGGTTCGACATACGCAATAAGAAAGTTTGCAAGACCTTATAAACTAAACGTCGATGCACAAAAACAAATACACGGCGGCACAAACTTCAATAGAAATAGAAAAATAGATTATTGGCAAAGTGAGAATCGCACCGATCTGCAGATCAATCCATATGCCTCTGTGGCACCAAGTGATTACGTTGCAACTTCATCTTGTGATGATGCTTTGGCGCCAAATCAAAAAGAATCTAGGTTTTTCTCTTTTCTGAAAGATGGTATCAATAGTAATATAACATCTCCTTTCAATCTTGTAAGCGCTTCCACAAACTCGTCAGCAGGTGTTTATGGAGCTACAAACCAATTTGAAATTGTAAATCTTCATTATGATACATATGGATATGCAGCCGAAACTCCAATGCAAAGTCCCTTTACTGACGCTCAAGTTGGAGGTCACCAACGAAGACATGTTCCTTTTAGTACAGGCAGCGATTCTTGCGTAACCAGACCAGAATTATTTAGAATACATACGATTGACGGTTTAGATTATTTATGGGTGTTTAGTTCTGATCAAGCTCCAGGGGGTGGACTTGGTACCAATATGCCAAGAGCAGAATATTATCGCGATGGAATAGCAAAACGACCCGTTAACATTGCCAATATCAACTATAACACCGGCTCTAGGATGCTAGGCAACTATTCCAAAGGCTATGAAATCGTCATGACCAATGGCAGATCGGTCAATAATAGATTTCTTGCCGAATCCACCGGACAAATACTCACAGCCAGTGCAGACAACTACTATGTTTCAGGTGCTGTCGACTTCGCTCTTCCAAGAAGAGACCTAACAGGCAGCAACAAATACATTATTGCCAACCGCTTTAGCGCTCCTGGCGACCCTGCAACAATGGCTGAAGGCATGCTGGATGTTGAAGCTGGAGAATACAGCGTTTACAATGCATTGCCATGGCGCAATCTAAGCGTAAGACAACCGCTCAACGAATTACAAGCAGACCATTGCAAGCAATTTGGATATTTTAGTGATGCATTTGATTCAGCAAGTTATGTATTAGCAGGAGAAACTTATCCTGGCACAAGCGGCTCCGTAAGTGCAGCAAATTATGATGGTTCTGCTTCTTTCCACAAAGTCAATAGAAACGGAAGGTTACAACCTTATCTTTCAGAGAATAGTTTAGATACGTATACAAACACTAAAGTACTTTATTTTGACGGACAAGATTCCTACATGATTATTGGTACCGCAGCCGTCTGGGATGCAATTATAGGAAATGATTTGACTGGAGAAACAGATCAAACATATACTCTTTCTGCTTGGGTGAATGCAGATGATCTTGATCCCACTTTTGGCGGTGGTCTGCCGCGAATTTTTGATTTTGGAGAAAGCGATATTACCTTTTACGCGAACGCCAGCGGAAAATTATATTTTACTAATAGATTTGAAACTAGTGAAGGTAAATGGCATACAACAGATGACGCAATTAGTATAAATCAATGGTACCATGTAGCTGTAACTTATGATGCATCCAACGCCGATAACATTCCAAAAATATATGTTGATGGCTACGAGGTTGACATAACTGAAGAAACTACCCCGCAAGGAGCAAATTACGGAATCGTTACTGATCCCTGCGCGATAGGGACAAACCTGGACGGCGGTTCTGCCGATAATAACTGGGAAGGTTATATAGATGAACCTAGCATATGGGATGCAGTTTTAACACCTTCCCAAATAGAGGAAATATATCTTGGATCTGCAAATTATGTTTATCGAAGTGGACCGGGCAGGTTGAACAAACATTCAGCAGCAGGCGAAGAAGGTAGCTTAATTTCTTGGTGGAGGGCGGATCATTGGCAGGGGGGGACGGTTGCGCTAGAGGACGACTATGGCTCCAATGATGCTACGCTACGTAACTATGCAATGGTGGTTGATAACGATGGATCCGATGTTTAAA